TCGGGATGTGCGCACAAGTCATCGGTTAACTCTAGTGTGGACCACGCGTAGTCCGAGTCATACCATTGAAGCTTGAGCGCATAAATCTGCTTGGCGGACAACTGTGCCATAGTACAGAAGTGGGTTGCCTTGATCATGACCCACGCACTGACATCACAGGTGGCGTTCTGCCGTACTTGTTCTAGGCACTCGGAAAGTCTCAAATCGCCGTCGATCTTGCCAAGGCGGTGAAAATCCTCGTCATAAATCGTGCCAACATCGCCAGCCTTTGCATAGCAATATTCGAACATGGCACGATTGAGATGGCGAGAAACCATGCTATGCTTGAGAGCGAATGAACGCTGCCACAAGTCGGTGGCGATCTCAGCATACTCCATGGCGTTTGGTACGTAAGTATGACGTCCCTCGGCGAAGTGCTTGCCTGGGAGGACTCGAATCTTGTGTGCAATCAAACGTGTGATGTTGCGTCGCACATTTGGCACAAAGAATTGTCGGTCATCGGCAGTAATGCACATCAGCGAGAGGCACTCAATATCAGTCCCTTCGTCCCATGCACCGCATGGTTCTACCAGCTTGTAGTAGGCTTCATAGGCTCGGATGAAGTCTTCTTTGCTGGCATACATATCATGGGGAATGATAAGAGCACAATCATCTCCGTCACCAATATTGTTGTCGTATCGCGGATCCTCAGGAAAATAGTCCGAGACTGGCGGCATTTCTGTTTGGCCGTGCGCACGTTCATCGGTTAGTATCTTATGCGCCTCGTCGGGACAGTGAAACATCATGTTGATGCGTTCTGTGCCTTCAACCTCTCCGTAAACACGCAGCAACTCAGCGGACCATACAATCAACATTAGAATGCGGTTTCCGATGGAAGTGCCACGCTCACCAGAGAAGAGGATTGAATCAGCAGCAGACAACTGCACCTCGATGTACTTCAACATCCAACGAAGCGCCCGTTGTTTCGTGGCGCACTGACTAACATAATCTTCCTGAAGCTCTGCGTCCAACAACCCTTGCAGCGTATCAACAACAGTGGTCATGACACGTCGAACTCTCTTGCGATCATTCGGCGTCCACGAGGAATCCATTGCTGACATGTCGATTGGCAAGATCTTCAACCCCAAACGCTTAGCACGACGAGCAAACGCCGCGAACCTGGCGCAAACTGCGTCTTGTGTCATACCTTTGACCACGAGGTGGGGGAGAAATTTCTTGAACAACTGTTCAACACTGCAAAGTGACGCGGCGTCCTTCGCGCAGCATAGCATACCCATCGATCCAACCAAG